TAAAAAACACTTGATTAGGGTAAATCCCTACCGACGTTTTTAGTATGGAAATCAGTGTGGGAATGGAAATTTAATCCTTACAACATACTGATTTTATTAATAAGTTCGATCCTCCTCTTCTCCACCAAATCTAAGTCCCAGACTGTCTTATGACGTCTGGGATTTCTTTTATCTTCAATCACTTAGCTTCAAACAAGCTCCAAAGCAGTCCAAGGAATTCCCGCTGAATCCACGCTTTTAGTATGGAAAATATAATGGGAAAGGAGTTAGGTCATCTTCTTTCCATACTAAATGCCAAAAATCGCAAAGGAATTAACGGCCGTGGCCGTGAAGGCTCTCCCCGACGGGACGCATTCTCTCGGTGGAGTCAAGGGGCTGTATCTCAGGAAGCGGCACGGCATAGGCTGGTACATCCTCCGCTACAAGATCGCAGGGGCGAGCCATGACTTGGGACTAGGTGCTTACCCTCGGATGTCCCTTGCCTTGGCGCGGAAGCTGGCCCGGGAAGCCCGGGACAAGATCGAGCAGGGCGTCGACCCGATTGCCGAGAAGAAGGCGAAGACCGCGGCGGCCATAGCGGAACGCGAGGCGAAGGAACGCGCCTTGAACCCTGTCACCTTCAAGCAGGTCGCCGAAGAGTGGATGGCGGAGCAAATTCAGCAGGGCCAGTGGGCCCGGAACCAACGCCGTGAAGCAAGCACCCGACAGGTGCTCGAAAAGCACGTCTACCCCTCCTTCGGCAACACGGACATCGAAGCCATCACGCCCGAGGATGTCCGGGCATGCCTCGCGCCTATCTGGAAGACCATACCTCGCACGGCCGACAAGGCGAAGACCTACATCAAGCAGATTTTCCGGTGGGCCATCGCGCTCCATAAACGCAAGAATCAGGTCAACCCCGCCTCTATGGACGGCGCCCTCGGCGTCCTGATGGAGTCGTACAAGCTCGGCCGGAAAGAGCGCCAGAACTACTCCGCCTGCTCCGTCGAGGAACTTCCGAGGCTGATGGCGGAGCTTGACGCCCTCGCCCCGTCGACTTCCGCGCGAGCACTTCAGTTTTCCTTTCTTACGGCAACGCGCTCCAAGGCCGTTCGGCTCGCCGAGTGGAAGCAATTTAATTTAGAGGAGCGAGTCTGGCGGGTGCCGTTGGACAACGACAAGATGAAGAGCCCGAACCGGGACCGCACGATTTTCTTGTCCTCCCGGGCCGTCGCCCTGCTTGAATCGCTGCCCCACTTGTCGGGGTCCGACTTGGTCTTCCCCAGCAACCGGGGCACCGCCCTCGGGGACGCAGCCCTCGGCGCGATCCTGAAGCGCCTGCACCTGAAGCGGAAGGCCGAGGACGGAATCGGTTGGATAGACCCCGTGAAGTCACAGAAGATGGGCTCGCCGCAGCGGATTACGCAGCACGGGACCGCCCGGGCCACCTTCCGGACATGGGCAAAGGACGACGCCCTTGGGAACAACAGACGCTTTGATCAGGAGGCCGTCGAGCTCTGCCTGCTGCACTCGAAGGACGACGCCTACCACGGCGCCTATGACCGGGCCCCTCTTGAAAACGAACGCCGGGCGATCGTGGAGGCTTGGGGTGAGTATTGTTATTCCTACTTGGATAAGCTCCGTGCTCATACACAGCACTGACAGTTTTTTCAGATCTCTGAGAAAAAGGTAAAAAACCACCAAAACCCCCACTGGAGGAATGATTACTGCCTTTTTTGTCTGACCATATCGGTCGGTCCCCGAAACCAAAAAGGAAACAAATTTTCTTTTCAAGGTTCCCAGCAAATTCCGGCTTGTGGTATAAAGACGTAGTAAGACCTTGTTGGACAGTCACGAGGGCATTGGGCAAGCAAATGCCCCGCTGCAGGGGGTGGGTTTTGGGAACGGCAAAATACCTGTCGGAAGAAGACACTAAAGCTAGGTACATCACCCCCGCGTTGACCGGAAAGGGTTGGAAGGCCGAGGACATGCTGTTCGAGTACAGCCTGCGCGCGGACCGCATGCAGATCGTCCCCGGCACCAACGAGGCCAAGAGCATCCCTCCCGACGATTCCCGGAACCGCCCCGATTACATCCTCTTGCACGGCAACAACCGACCTATTGCTGTGATCGAAGCGAAGCGCTTCGGCAAGTCGGCGCAGGACGGTATAGATCAGGCCGCACGGTACGCTGCAACGCTTGACGTACCCTTCGCCTTCGCTTCGGCCGGAGAAGAGTTCATCAAAGCCACGCTCTACCCGACTTACAGCGTCGAGCACCTGAGGCTTGATGAGTTCCCCTCGCCCGAAGAACTGTGGGGCGAGTGGTGCGACGCCCGCGGAATCCCCAATAACGCCGACGCTCGCCGCCGAGAGGAGAATTCCCTCTATTACACGTCGACCGACGGCCGAAAGCCCCGCTACTACCAGATGGTGGCGATTAACCGCACGGTCGACGCCGTGCTGTCAGGAAAACGGCGGCGCGTGCTCCTTGTCATGGCGACCGGGACCGGCAAGACCTTTGTTTCCTTCCAGATCATCTGGCGGCTGCTGAAGGCCAAGGCTGCGCGGCGAGTGCTGTACCTCGCCGACCGCAACCAGCTTATCGATCAGGCGATCGACAAGACCTTCACGCCCTTCGGGAATACCGTTCGGAAAATCACCCGAGGCACGATCGATACCGGCGCCGCAGTCTACATGGGGCTGTACCAGCAGCTGAAGAAAAGCAATCGCGGCATCGAAGAGGAGGACAAGGCTGCCGATTCCACGCTCGACGTCTTCAAGCAGGTCCCCCGCAACTTCTTCGACCTCGTCGTCGTTGACGAGTGCCACAGGGGCAGCGCCCGCGAGGAAAGCTCTTGGCGGGAAATCCTCGAATACTTCAGCAGCGCAGTGCAAATCGGCCTTACAGCAACCCCGAACAAGAAGGACGGCGCCGACAACGCAGCCTACTTCGGGGACCCCATCTACACCTACACCTTGAAGCAGGGCATCGAGGACGGATTCCTCGCCCCGTACAAGGTGGTGAACATAGTCTTCGACAAGGACAAGACCGGCTGGACCCCCCGCGAGGGCGAGCTTGACGACAACGGGCAGCCGATTCCGCAGCGCACGTACACCCTTTCCGACTTCGGCACCCGCATCGAAATTCGGAACCGCACGCATGCGGTTGCTGAGACTGTCACCAAGTACCTCGAGCACATCGGGCGGATGTCCCGGACCATCATCTTTTGCACGACGCAGCATCATGCCGGGGTCATGCTCGAAGAAATGCGCTCGCTCAACAGCGACATGATGACCGCTAATCCGCTCTGGGCTGTCCGGATGACGGCAAACGACGAAGAGGGCGTGAAGCAACTGAAGAATTTCACCTCCCCCAAAAAGGACTACCCCGTCGTAGCCACCACGAGCAAGCTGCTGACGACCGGCGTGGACGCGACGACGGTCAAGCTCATCGTGCTCGACGCTCCGATCCGGTCGATGACGGAGTTCAAGCAGATCATCGGGCGCGGCACCCGCCTCGACCGGGCCCACGGGAAGACCTTTTTCACGATTCTCGACTTCCGGGGAGTGACCGCCCTATTCAACGATGCCGACTTCGACGGTCCCGTGGAATCGACAGACTGGAACCCAGATCAGGAAGACCCGCCCGCGAGCGATGGCGACAAGAACAAGAAGCCCCACCCGCACCCGAATCCACCGGAACCGAAGCTGCCACCTTCAGACGACCGGCACCAAATTTACGAAGTGCATGACGTTGATATCCGGGTGGATTCGCAGCAGGTCCAGTATCTGGACGGGAACGGCAAGCTCATCACGGAAAAGCTGATCGACTACACGCGGCGCAACTTGCTGCAGCTCTTCGATACGAAGGACAAGTTCCTAGAAGTCTGGAACGGCGCCGAGGAGAAAAAGGAAATCGACAGGGTGCTGCTTGAAAATGGCATTTTCCTCGACGAGCTACGCAAGAACCTCCATATGCCCGACGCGGATGAGTTCGACATCATCTGCTACCTCGCATATGGGGAAAAGCACATTTTCCCGCGCAGCCTCAGGGCGAAGCGGGTGCAGGACGGGACGCTGCTCGACCAGTACCAAGGCGCCGCCAAGAAGATCATGGAGAAACTCCTAGACCTGTACGCACGGCAAGGGGTTTCCCAGATCGAAAGCGTCGAGGTGCTTAAGAACCCCGTTTTCAGCGACGACGGAGGAATCGTGAAGATTTTCCGTGCCTTCGGTGGCCGGAACGGATACCTCCAGTCAGTCAAGCGGCTCGTCCGCAGCATCTACGCACCAAATTAAAGGCATTCTTTAGGAGCAGGCATGGCAACGAATCTTGGGCTTGGAAACTTCGTCAAGAGAGTTCAAAACATCATGCGGCAGGACGCGGGCGTCAGCGGCGACGCCCAGCGCATCGAGCAGCTGACATGGATGCTTTTCCTCAAGGCCTATGACGATCGCGAGCAGGAATGGGAAGCCCTCGACCCGTCCTACCAGTCCATCATTCCGGAGCAGTTCCGCTGGCATAACTGGGCCCTGACGGGGGTCACAGAAGACGGGCGAATCGGCGACGAACTGCGGAACTTCATCGACAACGAGCTTTTCCCGGCGCTCCAGTCCCTGCCGATTACCCCGGAAACGCCGCGACGCAAGAGCGTGGTCCGGGACGTCTTTCAGGAAGTGCACAACTACATGAAGGACGGCTCGCTCATCTTCGAGGTCGCGAAGACCTTGAACGAAATCGACTTCACGGACCCCGTGCAGACTAAGAACTTCGGGAACGTCTACGAAGCCATCCTGCATGACCTGCAGAGCGCCGGCAACGCCGGCGAGTACTACACGCCCAGAATCCTGACGAACTTCATGGCGGAGCACGTCGACCTGAAGCTCGGGGACCGGGTGGCCGACCTCGCGTGCGGCACCGCCGGTTTTCTTGTCTCGGCAATGAACGTGCTGCGCCGGCAGGCGAAGACCAACGAAGACCGCGACCAGATCGACAACAGGACGATTTACGGCGTCGAGAAAAAGCCGCTGCCTTACCTGCTCGCCTGCACGAACTTGATCCTCGAAGGCATCGTCAACCCGAACATCGACCACAGGAATTCGCTCATCAACGACCTCGACAACAGCCCCTTCGAACAGAAGGAACTCGCGGATGTCATCCTCATGAATCCGCCATATGGCGGGACCGAAAAGACGACCATCCAGAACAATTTCCCCGCCGACCTGAAGAGCTCCGAAACCGCCGACCTGTTTCTCGTGCTGATGATGGAGCGGCTCAAGCCGAACGGACGGGCGGCCGTGATTGTCCCCGACGGGCTGCTGTTTGGCACGGGCAACAAGACCGAGATCAAAAAGAAGCTCCTGCGGGAATTCAACCTGCACACCGTCGTACGGCTGCCCGAAGGCATCTTCGCCCCCTATACCTCGATCCGGACGAACGTCCTGTTTTTCGACCGTACGCACTCGACGGAGCAGACATGGTTCTACCGCGTCGACACCCCCGAAGGCGTCAAGCGATTCTCCAAGACCCGCCCCGCGACCAAGGAAAGCCTCGCAGGGCTCGAAAAATGGTGGGACGACAGAAAGCCGATCACGAAAGACGGCGCCGACAAGGCTCGCCTCTACACCGCGAAGGAAATCGAGGCCAACGGCTTCAACCTCGACCTCTGCAGCTACGCGAAGCCCGAGGAGGACACCCGCACCCCCGAAGAAATCCTCGAAGACTACTGCGAGGAGTGGCAAAAATGTCAGGCCGAGGCGGACGCTGCCTTTGCCGAAATCCGGAAGGTGCTCGCGCAAGGAGGCAACTGATGAACATCGAAGCCGTAAAAAGCGCCCTCATCAGCCTTGCGATTCGCGGCAAGCTGGTGCCACAACGCGACAACGAGCCTGCGGTCAAGCAAATCGGCGAGGCGCCAGAGGAGGCGCCATTTGAGATACCGGCGAAGTGGAAGTGGTGTGAATTACAAGCCCTTGGAAAATTTATCTCAGGATGGACCCCCAAACCGGCAGAGTTAAATACTTCCGTAGGCTTGCCTTATTTCCGTGTTGCTGATATGAACACAATAGGAAATGAGCACTTCCTTTCCATCACAGATAAATTTTACAATGGGAATAAAAAGTTTTTCTTAAAAAATACAATAGTTTACCCCAAAAACGGCGGAGCAATTTTTACTAATAAAAAACGGATTCTTAAGCAAAATTCTGTAGTTGATTTAAATACGGGAGGTTTTTTGCCCGACGCCTTGATGGATCTGGACTTTGCTTTTTTGCTTTTTACTTGGATTGATTTCAAAAAAATTAGCAAAGGCACCGCCCTCCCGACCATAGACCAGAAAAAGCTCCGGTCTTATGCGGTTCCCCTCCCGCCGCTCGCCGAGCAGCGCCGCATCGTCGCGAAGCTCGAGGAGCTTCTGGAGCCGTTGTCTCGCGTGCAGGAGCGCCTCGGCAGCTTGACGCACGACTTCCCCGAGCAGTTCAAGGCTGCGGTGCTGCAGAAGGCCATACAGGGCAAGCTGGTGCCGCAGCGTGACGACGAGGCTGCGGTTGAACAGATCGGCGAGGCACCGGAGGAGGCACCGTTCGAGATCCCGGCGAAGTGGAAGTGGGTAACGCTCTCAGAGGCCGGGGAATTGATTCGGGGGATCACTTTCCCGGCAAATAAGAAATCAAAAAATTTCATAGAAGGGACTGTTCGATGTCTAACTACCGGTTCAGTCCAAGTCTTCTATAAGGAGTCTTCTGATGTTTTTGTTTCCAAAGATTTTATAAAAAACAGAAGGCAAGTCCTTAAAAAGGGAGACATTGTTATTTCATCAGCAAATTCGAGGGAATTGGTTGGCAAAAGTTTGTTCTGGAACCGAAATGACTCACAAACCACTATTACTTTCGGTGGTTTTTTAACCGTTATGAGGGTGTTTCCCGAGATTCCGCTCGACTCTCATTATTTGTTCGTTGTAATTAAACAATTATTTTTAAACAAGTTTTTCCAGTCCGTAGCCACTCAAACAACAAACATTGCGAATTTATCAAACAAAAAGCTATCACCTATTCTTATTCCCCTCCCGCCGCTCGCCGAGCAGCGCCGCATCGTCGCGAAGGTGGAGCAACTGTTTTCTCAAGTGGACGAGCTGACCGCTCGCCTTTCTTCGTAAACCGTCAAAAAGGAAACCTATGGCGACTTTTGTTCTGGATAGCTTCTGCAGGAAAATCCCCGACGACGTCTTGCGTCAAGCCCTAGCGAAATACGACGTCAACGATGCCAACTTGGCAGCCTTGCGCTCGGCCGGCAAGTGCACGGACGAATGGGAGCGATTAAGGACAGAACATCCGGAACTGAAAAAACTGCAAGTCGTCTTCCATGAAATTAACGGCTTTCGAGAAGATGTCGGGGAAACAGCCTTGCAGGCTTCAATTCTCGGCCCGCGCCCAGACTGGCTGCCTATCGACCGCGTCGCCGGGATTCAGGGCGTCATGCTTTCGGTCTTCATCCATGACCCCTATCTTTATCAACGGACATGCACCCGCTATCTGATCGATTCGACCCGGGCCAAGGGCTGGAAGCAGTACTCCGGAATCTGGGGACAGACGGTCAATTCGTCCGAGGCCGCCTGCAGCATCCTCGCCGAGGACATCCAGAAGATCCTTGCTAGGCAAATGCGCGGGCGATACTGCCGCGTCGATTCATACGATTCTAAGGGGCAGAACAGCATCCTTGTCGCGACCTTCTCCGACTTCTTGGAATCGTCCGAGGAATGGACGGCGGCGGGCGACATACAGCAATACGCACGCAGGCCGGTCCGGCGCCTAGCCTTCATTTACAACCCGGAAGCGGGGACCCTCCGCGTCAACGTCGAGGGCTTCGGAAAAGTGGGTTTAACGCTCCACGATGCCTTCTGCCGCGACATCCTCGGCATGACGGGGCTGCCAAAGGAAGCGCCCCAGTCAAACTTCCATATCAGGCAGCTGCTGCAGGCAACGCCGCCCAGCTTCGTCCTCGACCCTACTGGGCCAATACAGTCATTCGTCTTGTCGGAGCTCAAGTTCTCCGACCCTCGGAACCCGAACACGAAAATCAATATCGTCGCTCCCAAGAACAAAGACGGCATGGCCGCCCTGTACAGGCAGCTGGCGTTGTTGTTCAAGGGGCGTGAAGGCTCGCTGCGGCTCTTCTCGGCCGCCTTCTACATGAAATACCAGCTGCCCGGACGACCGCCCAGAACGCGCCGCATCCGGCTCGAGGAAGGGCCCATGCAGCGCATCGACAGCGACCCGTCGGACGAAGCTCTGCACGAGCTGCTGATCGAAAACGGGCTCGAGGAGCCGCCGCAGGACGCCGAGGCGGAGCATGCCGAAGAAAACAACTGACGCACTGTTGTCGTTTCTCTTCCATGACGTTGACGACCTGACCTCGCCCCACCCCCTGCTACTTAACCGGCTGACGTCGGAATTCGGCAAGGCCAAGGTCCACGCCCTCCTCGAGCAGAAATTATTAAAGCTCGCTGGTTACCAAACTACCTTCGAGTGCCCGGAAGACTGCCCTGAACGCTGCGTGCTTGCTGTCGAGCGCGACGCGGACGGAAACCTGTTCGGATACTGCGGCCGCGAGGACATGGCCGCGATCCCCATCGCCAAAGATGACCTCAAGGCCTGCGTTCTGGATTTCCTTTCGATCGCCGACTTCGTCGCCCACACCCTCGGACGCGAGCCCCAGCGCAACGAAACTCCCGGCCAGTTCCTCGCGTGCTATCTCAAGGGCGGCGGGCTCAGAATCGAGGCCGGGGCGCCGGTAACCCTCTGCATCGATGACAACAAGTGCGCACTGGCGGAGGCCCTTGCTTGGACCGGGACGCGCTTCACAGTGCTGGCGGAAGAAGTCTGGAACTTAGCTCCGGCCACAAGAGGTACCGAAGAGCCCACGGAGGAGCGATACGCCCGATACTACAGGCGTTTCGAGGAATTAAAAAAGCAGTTTCCGAAAATGGAAGACCGCTACAAGTACATGGCGCAGGAAAACGGCGAAAGCCCGAGCAACGTCCGACGGATCGTCACAGCCGAAAGGAAGCGACGCGAGAAACGCAGGTATAGCAAAAATTCAAAAAATTAAATACAAAACAATAAGTTAAAAATAATATTTTGCCATATTGACTTGCCATAGTATGGCAAGAGCTCAATTGGGTCATCACTTAACAACTCCTAAGGAGTCTCATGATGACCTACAAGTTCATCCGAGCTAAAGAAGCTCAGGCCACCACCGGCCTTCCTCGGTCGACCTTCTACCACTACATCGCCGAAGGGCTGCTCCCGCCGCCCGTCCGCCTCGGCCTCCGTTCCGTCGCTTGGCCTGCAAGTGAAATCGATGCCATCAATCTCGCCCGTATCGCAGGCAAAAGCGAAGACGAAATCCGTGAGCTGGTGCGCCATCAGATCGCCGCACGGGAAGCCCTCGCCGCAGGAGGTGCTGCATGACCTCCGAAAACAGAACGCCATACCGCCTGACGGCGAGTGAACTCTCCCCTACCCCCATCGAGATTTCCAATGCTGAATTCCTTGAGACTGTTTTTGCGTCGCTTCGAAGCACTCCCGACGTGGGTGCTGATGTCCAGCCCTTATATGTTGGTTTTGCTGGCAGTCCTGCTGGCAATGGCAGCTGGGGAGTCTTAAAGACGCCGCCAGAAGGCACCGAAACGAACAACTACTTCACGATATCGGCCTTCAAGCCCGCCGACGGCCGGTACTCAAGGAAAAAGGCAAACTTCGCCGCCCAGTGCGCGGTTGTCCTCGACGATGTCACGGAGCGCGTTGACCCCGAAAAACAGAAGGCGCAAATTCCCTTCGATCGGATCACGCTCGCCCCGTCGTGGGCATTGGAAACGTCCGCAGGCAATTACCAGATCGGGTTCATTTTGTCCGAGCCCATTACCGCTGTTGCAGACGCGGACGCCCTAACGGAATCCATCATTGCAGCCGACCTCAGCGACCCCGGCGCGACCGGCCCTGCGACGCGCCTGATGCGGCTGCCTGTTGGTCTAAACGGCAAGTACACCCCGCCATTTACGTGCGCTCTTCGTCTGTGGGAGCCCGCCCGGAAATACTCCGTCGAGGAGCTCAGGCAGGGGCTTGACCTCCACTCCCGAGCCCAGCTTCCGAAACCACCACAAGAAGCCCCCCAAACGGCCATTACGGCTCGTCGCGAGGCTCCGAGGCACTCCGACCCACAGACACTCGGGAACGCCGTCTACACGCCTGCAAAGGCCGTTAATCCGGTGCTCGAGGCACTTCAAGAGCGCGGTCTTATCCGGCGGCAGATCGACAAGGGCAAGTATGAGATTTCCTGCCCGTGGAAGAACGAGCACACCGACGAAATCGATTCGGGCGCCGCTTACTGGGAGCCTGACGACAACCACCCGATCGGCTCATTCAAGTGCATGCACGGGCACTGCGCCGAAAGGCATATCGACGACCTGCTGAAGTTCCTCGGGCTGGATGCCGAGGACGCATGCCTCAAGGCCAGAATCACCACGCGGCCGGGTGAAGTCAACCGCATCGTGCTCGCAGCCGAAGAAGAGCTCGCGAAGACCGGGAAATACTTCAGGCGAGGCGGCCAAGTGGCGTCGATTGTCCGGTCAAAGGAAAAGGGCGGCGTGCGGCTGCTTCTTGCCACTCAGCAGAGCCTGCTTATCGAGCTGTGCCGGCTGACTCGCTGGCTGCATTACGACGGGCGAAGCAAGAGCGAGGTCCCCTGCGACCCGCCGACCAAGTACCTGCTCGCCATCCTCGATGACCACGAACAGACCGCTCTGCCCGAGCTGATCGGGATTTCGAGGCAACCAGTCATCGGCTCGACCGGGAGCATTTGCGGGGTACCGGGCTTTAATCCGGATAATGGCATTTACGGCGACTTCAACCCGGAACAGTTCGAAATCATCGAGAATCCGACCAAGGAGGACGCCGAGCGCGCCTGCCGGATGCTCGAGAGCTTTCTTGAAGAATTTCCCTTCGAGGCCAAGTGCGACAAGAGCGCTGCCTTATCTGCCATGCTGACCGCCGTAGTGCGGCCGCAGCTTCGAATTGCTCCGATGTACCACGTGATGGCCCACGTCCCGGGCTCGGGCAAGTCGTACCTTTCAAGCCTGATCGCGGTCTTCGCAACTCCAGACGACCCACCCGCTTCGCCATTCCCCAAAGACGACGAGGAATGCCGTAAGTTCCTCTTGTCGCGGTTCCTTGAGGCGCCTCCCGTCCTGATCTTCGACAACCTGACGGAAGACATCCGCGCATTCAAGAGCCTTTGCATAGCGCTCACCGAGCCCTACATGAACGGCCGCATTCTTGGTACCAGCAAGACTGCGGACGTCAGCACCCGAACGCTGCTTCTTTCAAGCGGGAACAACGTCGGGCCCGTGCAGGACATGACCCGGCGGGTGGTCACGATCAATCTTAATCCACAGGATGAAATCCCGGCGAATCATGTCTTTAACCGCCCAAATCTACTCGATGAGGCAAGAGACAACCGGGGCAAGTTGGTCAGCTGCGCCCTGACGATTATCGCCGCTTGGCGACTGGCGGGATGCCCGAAATGCCAGACGGTCCCTTCGGTCAACTCCTTTTCGCAATGGTCTGACTGGTGCCGGCAGCCGCTCCTGTGGCTTGGCCGAACTGACCCGGCGCAAAGGATGTTCGAAAGCATGCGAGAGGATCCCGAGCGGATGTATATCGGCCGGATCTTTTCCTTGCTCCGGAACGAGTTCCACAACGGCCCGTTCACGGTCCGGATGATCGCGGAGCATGCAGGCTACCCGCAAAACGACGACCTTCGAGAAGCGCTCGAAGAAGAGTTCTACCAGTACGGGAGCTTGAACCGCAAGCGCTTGGGGTGGTGGCTGAAGCAGAAGGAAGGCACCCAAGTCGATGGCTACAAGCTCGTGAAGGCTTCGCCCTTCAGGAAACAGCTCACGTACGAAATCGAAGTTTACGAATCAACGGCCGCGAAGGAGGCGGACAAATCAAATGGCAACAGCAACTAAGGAGAGCAAGGAAATGACTGGCGTCATCAGCAAGGACGAACAAAGCTCCGCGGGATATGCGACCTCGCGCCTGAATGCCGTCAAGCACGGCATCTTGTCGAAGGAGCTGATACTGCCGCACGAATCCCGAGAGGAATACAACGAGCTCCTGCAGGGGCTGCAGACGGAGTACCAGCCGCAAGGCATCACCGAGGGGCTTCTCGTCGAGGAGCTCGCGTCGATCGTCTGGAGGAAACGGCGGGTGCTCAGCGCCGAACGGGCCAAGATCAACTGCGGCCTCGACCGAGCTCTCACGCAGGAACGGAGCTTGGCGAATACCGCCCTGCCATTCTCGCTCCACCTCGACGGCGTAGGAGGGATCCCGATCGACCGGGGGTATTCGATCCGGGAAATCGTGGGACTTTCCGAAGAAGAATTCAAGAAAAAAGTAAAGGCCTTTGCCATTTCCTTAAGCTGCCTCTACGAGGCGCGGGACATCCTCTCAAAGGGCGGGGAGCATGCTGCGGAAAAAGCCGTGGAGTGCTTCGACGAGCGTTGTCTTGCGCTCTGGTACGAGTACGACCGGGACGGCGAATCCAAAGAGGCCGTCAGTGATTTCCTCGAAGGCGAGCTGCGTACCTCGCTCGAAGAAGAAGAGAAGATCATTAACAACGCCGCGAGAATCAGGCAGCAGGCTCTTGGGGATTCGGTCGCCTACGGAAACTTGGATTCCTTATCACGATACGAAACCCACTTGAACCGGACCTTCGAGCGCACGCTCGGCATGCTGCTCAAGCTGAAGGAGATGCGGCAGCGCTCTCCCGTTGCGTCCGTAACCTCGACCAGAGTGGCCGACGTCACTCCGGTCGATGCTGACTAGACCGACCATCTGCCCGAGCTTCGTCGACATGTCCTATCGCAATCCGTTTGGCAATTCTTCGAAGCTCCGGGCAAAAAGCTTGAAACCCCCCGCGCAGCGTCCGTTTCAAGAGCTGCAGGGTAGGGGGCGGGTCCGAACTCCCCTCGCTTCGTTTCGGGACCGTGCACGTAGAAAGATTTTTGCGCGTGCAATTCCTAAAGATTTCGAGGCATGCACTTGCCGACCGATATCGCTGTTGCCAAGGCCTCGAGGGTAAGGGGGGATCCGAAAACCCGGTCGGCCGATCCGGGACCGTGCAGGTGGGCAATTTTTAGCGGACGAACATCAAATTTTTTGGACACGTGGGGGTTTCGATGGTTCTTGAGGTTTTTTCTAGCCATCGGCCAAAAATGTCATCGAGAGGAGCACAATAAAGGACGCTGGCAGAGCGCTAAAAAACACTTGATTAGGGTAAATCCCTACCGACGTTTTTAGTATGGAAATCAGTGTGGGAATGGAAATTTAATCCTTACAACATACTGATTTTATTAATAAGTTCGATCCTCCTCTTCTCCACCA